TGCCAGCTAGTTCAAATGGATCTGAATTTAATATTTCTTTAATATCCATTAAGCATCCTCCTTTGTTTTTATTGAAACATATTGATCGGTTTTAGGATCATAAACTTTACCAACTCTATCTGATACTCTTTTTTGAATATCTGATATGCTTTCTCCAACTTCGCTTTCCTTCCATGTGTTGCCATTTAAAATACACTTGTCATCTTTAGTTCCAGTAAGAGCATAAGTTTTATTCTCAACTGGTTTATCATAAGTAGTTTCTTTAGTTTTTTTTAAGCCATCGCCAGTATATTCATACTCTGTAATTTTAGTAACTGGATCTGGATTGTGATTGTAAACAACTTTGATTGGTTTTTTTGCCATTAAGCAGCCTCCTTTATTGATATTATTTTAATTGGATGATTTTCTTTTTTAATTGATGCCTCAAGATCTTTTTTTAAAGTATCTTTATTTTTGGCTACCAAAGATCTAAAATATTGATTTTTATTAAAACCCCAAGTCATTTGGAATTTAACATTAAACTTTTTACTCATTAAGCAGCCTCCTTAACTATTAAAGGTTTAACATTTGAATTATCACTACCAGATAATCCAGCATCAGTATTTACTTCCATTGGATATTTTATTCCTAAATGAGAATTAAAAACTTCTCCCTCAAAATGATGTTGTTTTAATTTCTTTAAATTTTTAAAGAAACCAATTAATGCTTTTGGATTATTTTTAATATTAAAATGAGTAGTTTTTAACTTCATTTTAATTGTTCCAACAAAAAGCATATTGTAATCGCCAGAAAAAAATTTTTTTACATAAGCGTTTAACCATTTGCCTTTGTCGGTTTTATTAGAGATTGCTGGTACTTTGTATTCTTTGTTTTTCCAGCCATCTTTAAAGACAAGAATTGTCATTAAGCAGCCTCCTTATCTAAGTAGTATCCAGCAGATCCTAATTTTAATTCACAAAATAAAAAAGTAGTCATAGATCCAAACTTTTTTAATAGATCTTTTAGATTTGCTATATTATTAACTTTCTCCCAGGCTAAAATTACAGCCTCAACTTTATTGGAAGATTTAACTTTACAAATAACTTTGTTGTTTTTTTTAACAAGCCAAGTTATTTTTTTTGGTTCTTTACTCATTAAGCAGCCTCCTTTATTGTTATTTTAGCTTTTTGATTGTGAAGAATATTTCTAGCTTGTTTGATAGCAGTTTTATCATCTCCACAATTTAGATTATGAACCTTAATATAATTTAATTTAGATTGATCTAATTTTGAAAAATCATACCAACCCATTGCACATTTAATAATTAAATTCATGCAGCCTCCTTTTTTTTTCTTTTATCCCACACAAGCAAAGTCTTACCGATAACTTTGGATGACTTGTTTTTTTGTGGAAGTATTTTTTGTGTAAAGTATTTCTCTAATGCAGAGTAGGTAGCGAACTTTTTTTTCTGAAAGTTTTTAACCATATAAAATATATAATTACCAATTTGGTAATAGTCAAGATATTATTTTGCCATAAAGGTAACTTTATTTAGGCGTAGGAAGGGTATTACTAAAGTTAATTAGTTTATAATAGTTCTAAAGTAAGATAATTACGCTTGTATCTTACTTTGTTCGTCTTGCAGTTGGATCACGTCAATTAATTTTGCGTGAGCTGTCTTTGACAACGCTGCAATACCTGGAGGATATTTGCCTCCATTTTTAGTTTTAAGTCTCGTTATCTTTGCGTTTAGAGACTTCCTCTCTTTTTCTTTTTCCTGGATCTTTTGTTCCAGATGAGAGTAATGGGTTATCGCCATTGTTTACCTCTTTTATCCTAACGAACTCAAAGCTGACAGTTTTACTATCAACTTCATAAACAGCAGCATCGCTAGGAATAGTTTGTTTATGAGCTGCCGAAACGGAAGGGAAGATTTCTTTAACTGTAAAGTTAGCACTTCCATTCCAGAATTTTTCAATTTTTTTAGTCATTGGGATAGTCTCGTTCTAAAATTATTTTTAAATAGTGGATTGCCTTTTTGATGTCTGCTGCTTTATTTTTATTTTGATGTCGGCACACATATTTTACAACATTTCCTTCAGCAAACAATAGTTTATTTTCACTTATAAAATAAGCTGGTTCCACTTTCATTTTTTTATAATGATCTCCCTGGATCTGCTCGTTCAAACATTCATAATTAAATTCTTTAAAAATATCTGGATGCGTCATTGCTTTATTATCTGAATGCTTCTTGCTTTTCCTGGTAATCTTTTTATCCATTTTCTATCTTCTAACTGGCTTACTCTTTTGTTAATCGAATTTTTTGATTTTAAACCTACCGCCATCTTCATTTCTTCATAAGATGGCGATATGTTATTTTTTACAATATAGTTTTTAATAAACTTAAAAAGTTTAAGTTGCTTTGCAGTTAAACCATATTGATCCATTTGGTATTACCAGGGAGCTTCTTCAAGAGCTGGAGCTGCTGGTTGCGCTGGTGCGCCATTACCAGTACCCGTTTTCTTGATGGTAATCTTTAAAGATTTATCTTCCTGGATATAAGCAGATGCTTCCATCCATACTCCGTCAATAGTAAAGTTTTTTCTATACGGCTTACCCGTTTTTTGATTAACTTTCTCACTATCTGTTAAGATAAGATCTGGTCTATTTTTAGTAGATGGATCTTGCGGATTTTTATCTCCGTTTCTTTTCAAACTAAATGTAGCCACCCAGTTTGGATCTTGTGGTTTTTTAAAATCAGCCATATATATTTATCCTTTCGTAAATTGCTGGTTTCTATCTACAAAGGCTTTTTTTAATTTTTCAAACCTAGGTAAATTTTGTGTTTTAAGCTCTGTTAAAAATTTTTTATTTTGACTTTTTAACTGCTCTAAATTTGCTTGGTGCGTACACGTCTTAATTCTTTGTTCAATAATATCTGCGTGATCTAATTTAATACCCGTGTTCTCATTGTTGTTTGGTTTCTCGTTTGGCATTTCTTCAGACGAATACACGTTGCCGTGAATACCTAATGCTTTTAAGATTGCACGATCCACAGCTCGTTTTTCTGCAATCGCTATTGGATATTCAAACTGATTATTTTTAGGAGAGGCTTCTCCGAGTGTTGTAAATTTTTTAGTATTATGTAACGCAACAGCTTTTACAACTGCTACATCTTTTGCTAAATCACAATGTACTAATTCTATATTTGTTTCTATATTATAATGCTGGGCCAATCCTTCTACTTCCAAATGTTTTATAATCCATTTGCCAGGTTTAAACTCCCACATACCACCATTGGTTTTTAATCTTTTAAGATAACTTTCAAGTGAAATTAAATTGATGACTTTACCCATTTATATTCTCTTTCGCATAGCCAGAGTTTGAATGAAGGTAAAAGAATACTGCTGTATTAAAACCTTTGTCGTGCATCGCTACATCGACACTCTGGCTATATTTAACGAAACCTATAACACCTAAAGAGAGAGCTAAAACTATTCCTACAAGGAGCAATCGATGTTTAAAATAGTTTTTTTTTGGTTTCGCTAAATGTCGGTTCAGCAGCCATGGCTGTAAATTCATAACTAATGGATCTGCTTTAATTTCTTTCATGCTAACCCCCATAGTTTCATTGCAATATCTTTATGTTCTCCCATACCTTTCCAAAAAAAGTGGTTAAAGTCTGGAGCTATATCTTGATGCCAGGTAGTTTTACCCGCATGATTTTCCATTACTCTTTCTCTACGTTTAGCAACCATAGTTAATCTATTAAGATGTTTTTTTAGATTTTCTGGTTTCATTGCCTCGCAAT